TATCCCATTTTAGAGATACAGTTTTGTATGCTAATGAGATGAACCTAAATCACCACCTAGATAGCACGCTTCAGAATCAATTTTATATAAATATAATAAGAAAGAAGAAAAGATTTTCTAAATGGGTTAAACCATCGGAGGTCGAAAGTTTGGAAGTGATTAAAGAAAATTATGGATATAGTAATGAAAAAGCAAAATCAGTATTATCCCTCCTCACTCCGGACCAGATTGAACAATTGAAACATAGGATTTATAAAGGTGGAAAAAGAAAATAATGAAATAAAAGAATGGGTTCCGGCAGACATGCTAGAAGTATCTCTTAATGAACCAGACGATTTTCTCAAGATAAGAGAAACATTAACACGTATCGGTGTTGCATCACGCAAAGACCAAAAGCTATACCAATCATGCCACATCTTACATAAGCAAGGCAGATATTTTATAGTACATTTTAAAGAATTATTCTTGTTGGATGGTAAGCCATCTAACTTAATAGAAAATGATATACAGCGTAGAAATACAATTACTACGTTATTATCAGACTGGGGATTGGTTTCAATGTTGAAGCCAGACCTAGCAAAGGACACAGCTCCGCTCAGGCAAATAAAGGTAATACCTTTTAAAGAGAAATCTCAGTGGGAACTATGTCCGAAGTATAATATTGGAAATACTAAACAGGATTAGAGAGTCATTATTTTAACGACTTTATTGATTCGACCCGATTTCATAAGTTTGTGGAATTTTTTAAATAGTCTTTTCATATAATATACTATTATTTATACAACTAAATAAATTGTTCGTATAAATATAATCGAAGAATGCGGTATTGGACCGGTTCTCATAACCTTGCTATATATAGGAGGAAAACATTATGGTAAGAAGTAACTTGAACGTACCACGTTCACTATTCGTTGGTTTTGACGGATTGTTTGAAGACTTAGAAAGGATTCACAATTCGGCTAGAACTGGAACTGATAACTACCCACCACATAACATTGTAAGAGTCGATGATGAAAATTTCATTATAGAACTCGCAGTGGCTGGATTCAGTATGGATGATCTCGATGTTGAGGTCAAAGATGGAATCTTAAAGGTGAAAGGTAATACTGGTGACGATGAAAGATCGTATGCGTATAAAGGTATCTCATCCCGCAAATTTGAGAAGAGCTTCCGACTCTCTGAATTTGTCGTAATAGATGGGGCTGACCTTAAGGATGGAATTCTCGTGGTGAATGCCAGAGTAGAAATCCCAGAGGAACAGCGTCCAAGGAAGATCGAAATAGGGTCTACTGGGACATCAAAGAAGAAAACTGTACTGAAAGGTTAAGTTCAATTAGCGAAACCTGGTAGGTTATAATAATAATTTACCGGAGATTAATCATGACACAATTAAAAGCTTACATCGCTGATAATCATGACATCGTTAGGGCCTTAAAAGATATATTAATCACCTTTGCAGTTGCATTGGTCTGTGTTGGTACAGCACCAGCATTGATTTGGTTAAGTATATTATCTTATTAAGCCTGATCGACATCACAACTCATGCGGGGGGTAGGAAACTACCCCACCGTTCCTGACTGAAAAAAAAGGTTTACAAACCTTCTAAATTATGGTATAATAGACACATTATGCAATTTTATACAAACATCTCTCGCTATGGCAATATGCTGCTATATCGTGGCATAGAAAACGGCAAGAGAGTCCAAAAGAAAATAAAATACAAGCCCACCTTATTCGTGGCAACCACCAAAGCAACCAAATGGAAATCCCTTGATGGATACCCTGTTGCTCCCTTACAATTCGAATCCATGCGTGATGCTAAAGATTGGGTAAAAGAAAACCAATATGTAGCCGGCAGAAAGATCTTTGGTAATACCAGGCACACCGCAGCTCTTACAAACGAACTATTCCCTGGTACAATAGAATTCGATAGATCTAAAATCAACGTAACCACTATCGATATAGAAGTTCAGTCTGATAATGGATTCCCAGAACCAAAAGAAGCTGCTAGAACCGTAACAGCTATCTGTCTTAAAAACAATATTGACAATACATATTATGTCTGGGGCTTAGGCGACTACAACGTAGAACAATCGCTTATGAAAACCAATCGTGTAATCTACAAAAAATGCGCAGACGAAAAAGAACTACTCATAGATTTTATTAACCACTGGTCTACACCTTCGCATACGCCCGATGTTATTACTGGCTGGAACTCTAAGTTCTTCGATATACCTTATCTTGTAAATAGAATCGTTAGGGTATTTGGCCCAGATCTTGGTATGCAAAACGTTAAAAAGCTATCTCCCTGGGGCATGGTCGACGAAAGAGAAGTTAGAATCGGTTACAAATCCCAGAACAAAAACCAAACATACGACTTCCACGGCATATCCCATATGGATTATATGGAAGTATTCAAAAAGTTTGGCTATGCATATGGCCAGCAGGAATCATATTCACTAAACAATATTGCTCACGTAGTACTTGGCGAGGCTAAACTATCCTACGAAGAACATGGTTCTCTATATGATCTATATAAAGCCGACCACCAAAAGTTTATCGATTATAATATCAAAGATGTAGAATTGGTAGATCGCTTCGAAGATAAAATGGGTCTAATTACCCTTGCCCTAACTATGGCATATCGTGGCGGTGTTAACTATACAGATACATTTGGCACTACTGCAATATGGGATTCTATTATCTTCCGGGATCTATACCAAGATAATATTATCGTACCATTCCCAGTCGACCAACAAAAAGGTGATTATCCTGGCGGCTATGTAAAAGAACCACAAGTTGGCATGCACGATCATGTAGTTAGTTTCGATCTAAACTCTCTATACCCATCGCTTATTATGCAATACAATATGTCACCAGAAACAATCATAGATAAAAATACTCCTGGCATGGATGTAGATAAAGTATTGGATATGAAATCCATACAAAGATCCCCAGACGAATGCATAGCAGTTGGCGGCCAACACTTCAGAACAGATGTCCAAGGTGTATTACCTAAGATCATCGAAGAGATGTACACTGAACGGGTAGACGTTAAAAAAGCTATGATTAAAGCCCAAAAAGATCTGCAGAAGGTAGACAAAAGTGACAAACAAGAACTATACAGAATACAAAAAGAAATATCGCTCAACGAGAATAGACAAATGGCAATTAAGATTCTTCTTAATAGTCTTTACGGTGCTCTCGGTAATCGTTATTTCCGCTTCTTCGACCAAAGAGTTGCAGAAGCAATCACCTTGTCAGGCCAAGCCATTATCAGATGGGGTGAAAATGCAGCCAATGATTACCTAAACAAGGCCCTTAAAACATCCACAGACTACGTCTTAGCAATCGATACCGACAGCTTATATATTGGGTTAGGTCCTTTAGTTAAACAAGTTAATCCGCCTAATCCTATAGACTTCCTAGACAAAGTCGGCAAAGAAGCTATAGAACCTGTCTTCATAGAAGCATACGATAAGTTCTATAAACTATTTGGCGGCTATGCTAACAAGATGGTAATGTCCAGAGAGGTTATAGCAGATCGTGGCATATACCTGGCCAAGAAAAGATACATCCTAAATGTTATCGATAACGAAGGGGTTAGATATGCTACACCTAAAATCAAAACAACTGGCGTAGAAGCTAATAAAAGTTCTACCCCCGAACCGTGCAGAGAAGCTCTAAAAGAAATGTTTAAACTAATTATATCTTCTGATGAAGCTACTGTCCAAGCGGCAGTACAACAATTCAAAGATTATTACTTTACTCTTAGACCAGATCAGATTGCTTTTCCCCGTGGCGCAAACAATATAACCGGCTGCATAGAAAGACGTACATATAGAAACCAGGCAGGAGAACAAGTTACAGTAGAAAATTACAAGAAAGGTACGCCCATCCACGTGCGTGCGTCGCTCGCGTACAACTGGCTAAGAAAAGATCTGGATCTAAAGCAATACCCAGAACTTAGAAATGGCGACAAGATTAAATTCTTATACCTTAAGCCAGGTAAGTTTACACAGAACGTAATTGCTTTCCCAGACTTTCTCCCAAAAGAATTTAACTTAGAACAGCATATCGATAAGGAATTACAATTCCAAAAAACATTTACCGATGCAATAGAACCAATTCTAAATGCTATTGGCTGGACATCAGTCAAAGTTAATTCACTGGAGGATTTCTTTGGGTAAGAGCGCACCAACAATATTTGAAGCATCAAGAAATGTATCTTGGAGAGCCGCTTATGATGGCCGTAATACATGGAAATATGGAAAGAATAATTATAAGCCAAAAGTTACGTATGAAGGAAAAGAAATTACCCTTGAAGAACTTAAACTAAGGCCAAAACAAATATTTAAGATATGAAGAGTGCATGGAGACTATGGGCAAAAGCCATAGGTGAGAAAGAAGGAACAACAGATAGAGAAGCAGATAAGATAGCTATAATAAGAAGTATTATTGTATTAGTTAATTTTATTACATGCTTTGTTATTGTAGCAGGAAACATCCACAATTGGTAATGAAGATAATATACGTAGGAACTAAACCAGGTAATTTCCCACCAGAAAAATCTCCTACTATTCGTAGGATAACTAAATGGTCAGAGCAGGCTGGAGTACAAGATTGGGATTGGACTAATCTCTCAGATGAAGATATGCTAGAAAAAATAAAAGGTTGTAAAGTAATAGCAATGGGTAATGAAGTCCATAATTACTTTACAAAGAATAATATAGAACACTTAAAGGTTCCACATCCATCTGGATTGAACCGAATGTGGAATAACCCAGAACTAGAACCTTCGGTAATAGATCAAATTAGGGGTTTACATTTAAATGAAACTATGGTATAATATACCACTATACGGAGAAATATATGAAAAATATACAATTAGTTAGGCTTACGTCAGGCGAAGAAATAATCGCTGATGTAGATCTAAATGGTATCGATACTGATACCGTAATATTAAAAGATGGTATTGTTCTTATCCCAGCCGGCGAAGGCAAGATTGGATTTATGCCTTTTATGCCATACACAGAAGCTAAAGATGGATTAGAAATTGATCTTAAGTTTATTATGTTTATGGTCGAACCAAACAAACAATTAGTAGAACAACATAGACAAGCTACATCAGAGATACAAATAGCATCTCCGGGTATCGTAACATGAGCCAAAACTGGGTAAAAGATATTAATGAAATGCAAGCTAAGTATGGCGTGCACGATTGGATTGAAAATGCAGACAAAGATAAGCTAAGACACTATTTACAATTTAGAGTCGACTTCCTAAAAGAAGAGTTAGATGAAACAGAATCTGCATTAGTAGATATGGACTCAGAAGAAATTGTAGATGGTCTAATTGATCTATGCGTTGTGGCAATAGGAACATTGGATGCTTTTGGAGTTGATCCATATAAAGCATGGGACGAAGTTCTAAAAGCAAATATGAATAAAAGAGTTGGTGTAAAAGAAGGTAGACCTAATCCATTAGGATTACCTGATCTTATGAAACCTGCAGATTGGAAAGCACCATCTCACGAGGGAAACTATGGTAAGCTGCACAATATTTAATTCTATCTATGATAATAAAACGAATAAAAGAATGGACTACGAAACCTTCGAAGAGTTCGAATCAGTCCTCATCGGACTCCATAAATCTGACAAGTACTCTAAGAAATCTGAAGCTCCTCTTATCAGTCCTGCTACATATATCCCTGATACTACTCGTGCTAACGACAACGTGGTTAGTTGGGGTGGTTTTGGTATTCTCGATGTGGATGATTTTGTAGGGGATTTAAATGAAATTGAAAAACATTATGAACAATATCGCTATTTCTGTTATAGCACCGCTTCTAGCAGTGTTGATAACCCTAAATTTAGGCTTGTTTTTCCTCTCACTCATTGGGTAGAAAAAGAAAATATTAAACACTTTTGGTTTGCTATCAATAAAGAAATTGGCGATATAGCAGATGCACAAACAAAAGATCTAAGCAGAATGTATTATGTTCCATCTCAATATAAAGATGCAAACAACTTTTGCTTTTCACACGATGGTGATATAATGGATCCAGCAGAACTTATGTCTAAACATCCCTATGTAAACCCAGCCGAAACCTTCTTTGATAAATTGCCCGATGCAATTAAGAATGGTTTAATCGAACATAGAAAATCACAATTAATTAATACAGATTATAAATGGACATCATATGCTGATTGTCCTTTCGTTAACAAAAAACAGGTACAAGAATACAAAGGTATATCTGGTACTGGCTGGTATTTAAAAATGTACCAGATAATGGTTTCAACAGCTGGCAATGCAATGCAGCGCGGCTATCCTATTACCTCAACTGAAATTGCACATATCTGCAGATCTCTAGATATGGACACAGGTAATTGGTATGAGAAAAGAGATTTAGAAACAGAGGCAAATCGAGCAATTGAATTTGTATTTAGAAATAATTTATAATGGGGCTGTAGCTCAGTTGGGAGAGCGCCACGTTTGCAACGTGGATGTCGTGGGTTCGAACCCCTCCAGCTCCACCATTTAGGAGAATGATATGGGAATCCAAGTATTAGGTAACAATGTTTTAGTTGCCGAAACAGAACAAGAAGAAAAAACATCAGGTGGTATTATACTCACTGAAGCTATTGACAAAGGTAATAAACCTGGATTGGTATTAGCAGTTGGTGATGAAGTAGCTCAGATACAACCTGGTCAAAGAGTATTTTTAAAATGGTCAGAAAGTATGCCAGTAAACGTCGAAGGACAAGCAGCAGTATTAGTAGACCAAGAGCACGTTAAAGCAATAATAAGCTAATGGAAAAATTAATAGAATATATCAATACCTTAGACTTACCTATCTCAGAGGAGATGTTCAATAGGCATTGGAGTGAATGGAGAGCAGAGCCAGGATTTAAAGATAAATCTGGTTATTCGAATAGAGCAAATATAGATTCAGAATATCTAGAAGAAATGGTATTAGAAAAGATAGAAGGTGCAGAAGAAGCTCCAGACAAATTTTATGCTGATGTAAAATATAAAGGTATGATAATTGACTTTAAAGAAATAGCTTCTGTTTGGTATAACTTACAACATGATTATATGAGATATATGAATGCTTTAAATAAGGGTTTATTAACACATTTCTTATTCTTTAAAAGTAATAGATTAAGATAT